AGTCGTTCAGAAGCACAAGCTAAAAGAGTTACGCTACAAAAAATATTTCCTAAGTTCCAAACAGAATTTAATGTTGAGTATTTTCCACCCTCTAAGAGACGAGGTCAAGAAATTTGGATTCCCAGAAATCATTCATTGATTTTTGCTGGAACCAGCAGTGCGGCATCAGCACTTGGATACAATATTTACGGTGGTGGAATTGATGAAGCCAATTTTTTAGAGGTAGTTGAAGGTGGTAAAAGAGGACAAAGTGTTGCAGATGTATATGATGCTGCAGAAGAAATGCACAACGCCATGTTTAATAGAATGAAGTCTCGTTTTATTAACCCAGGTACGGGTTTATTAGATGGAATGTTATTTATGATTAGTTCTTCAAGATATCCAGATGATTTTCTAGAGAAGAAAATTCGAGAGCATTTTAAACTTGGTACTCACTCTCATATATTCATTCGGCGTCGAACTTTATGGGAAGCCAAACCCAAGTGGTATTTTAGTGGAGTTAATTTTAACTTTGATTTAAAGAGTAAAAAAGTTATTGATACACCTGAACAGATTGAAGATAAGAAAAAATTAGCGTTAGAAATAATGTCTGAGCGTAAAACTCAGCTTATAAGTAATGTGTAAGATATTTCATGAAAGAGGTTATATATGCCTAAGGAATTTGATGATTGTGTAGCATCTGTTTCTAAAGAAAAAGATGCAGATTCCGCTTATGCTATTTGTATTGCTCGATATATAAAGAAGCATGGAAAGAGTCCTCTTAAGAAAGAAGAGATAGATTCTTTAGATGTCAGTAATTCTATGAAAAGACGTCTTAAGATACAAATAGAAGCTGAAGAACAGGGTAAAAAAGTCAAAATTCTAGAAGATGAAATTGTTGGGCAACCTGTAAGTATCCAAAAATGAATCTTAGAGTTAAGATTAAAGATACTATCCAGATTCCAATAGAATTGGTCAATGAATTCTTGACGAATCCACTCAACTCTTTAAGGGACTACGCCTCAATTCCTACAGATGCTATATCTCCATTTTTTCCTGATATACGAAGACTAGATAAATGTCTAACTCCTTATAATCCGTTTGATTCAACTCTAAGATGTTTTGATGAAGATTTTGCTTGTAAAGATGAATTCTTTAGATATATTCACATCGACTTAGGTTGGAAAAAAGATGGTTTGGGTATTTCGATGTGTCACATTCCTTATTGGGTTGAATCTGAAAAAGTGCAAGAAGATAAAGAAAAAGGAATCTATGAGGTTGTTAAGGTCATTCAGCCTTTTATTAAATTCGATTTCGTAGGACGAATTATAAGTGCTGAAAAATCAGAAATTTTGATTTCTTCTGCGCAAGAGATAATTTTTGAATTAGCTTATAAACGTGGATTCTATATCCATTTGATAACTTTTGATAGATTTGAATCTGTGCAGACAGTTCAAACATTAAGAGAAAAAGGATTTGTTGCAGCTCATTTATCTGTTGATAGAACAGCTTATAAAATTAAAATAGACTACGATAAACAAGATTTAGTGGATAGAGTATCTACAGATAAGCAATATAACGCGGCATATGAGTGTTTAAGATATGCAATTCAAGAGGAAAGAATTGAAATTCCTGAACATCCTGATTGGGAACAAGAAACACGAGGTTTAGAATACTTAGCAGATAAAGACAAAGTTATTAAATCTCCGCATAGCTCAGACGACTTAGTTCAGTCTATTGCAGGCGCAGCATTCAATGCTTCAAATAACGAAATTGCTGAACAGAAGATGCCTAAAGAATTGGATGACAATTTAACAGATAAGACATATCAAGACCCATTATACAATCAACTCTATAGCTACAATAATGAGGTTGCTCCCGAATATAAACATTCAAATTATTCTATAGGTATTATATGATTTCGCTAAAATTGAAAGAGTCTAATTCCAAAGTGACTTTAAAAGAAGTTACAAAGAAACATCCAGAAGTGTTGGATGAAATAGACGAGCTATTGTCTAGTGTAGCTACTACAGAAAGAGTAAATATGCGGGCTACAATGGATAAGATAGAAGACCCAGCATTTTCTAGTATGGTAGCTTCAGATAGGCACTATGCAGTATATGAAACTCTAAGAACACCAACAAATGTAAAAATTGATTCTGGATATATTTTTGGTTGGAAATCTGAGGATATAAAAGAAATTTCTCGTTATATCCCACTCCAAGAACAAACACATTTGAGGCAATTGTATGAAAGCGTGGTAGGCACAGACCCATTGTCTTCTGTGACGTCGGCACAAGCTGGTATCCCACTCAAGAAAAGACAAACGGAGAGTGAATTAAGACTAATTCAATTAATTGTTAATTCTAGATATAATGTTGACCCGTATTGTAGAAATATTGTTGATAATCTGACTAGGTATGTTATTGGACAAGATTTTAAATTCTCAGTTCAGGCTATTGAAATTGAAGAGGTTCTTGAGGATTTCGCTAATCAAGTAGATTTTGGAGAATTAATTAAAGATTATTTTAAGACATCTATGAAAGATGGTGAAGTTGGATTAGCATTAAAGTCAAGAGTGAGAAAAGGCGCGAAAAAAGTTGATTGGATTGCAACTAAGACATTTAGTGAAGAAGTTCGTGCAATAGAGTTTAATCTTGAGGATGGCAGTAAAAAATATTCTTATCATAAGAAATTTGCTGTAATTGACCAGAATAATGTTAAGACTGTGGATAGATGGATTGCAGATATTGATTATTTCTATCAATTTAGCACTCGTGGTAATGTCTTGGCTTTTGATGGGAAGAAAAGTGAGAATCATGGAAAATTGACAGAAGATGAAGTCATGGCATGGTTCCAACATGGCGACGGTAGAGAAGTTCGTGGTAGAGTTCCATTAGAACCTGTTTTACGAGATTTAAGATTATTTGAAGATTTTAGAATTAATAGAGCAATTCTTAATTATGAACGAAGTAAGGTTCTTTATATTAAGAAACTTAAAGCTCAGATTGGAAGACTTAATTCGTCATCAGAAGTTAGAAAATCGAGTTCTCCAAAAGGTGGTGTGCAATTAACACTAGGACCTATGGAAGAATATGAGATGAAAACTGCAAATCTTCATGCAGCAGATGCTGACAACGATGGCTTGTTATTTTTATATGCTATATCAACTGGAATAAGTATTCCAATTTATATTTTAGGAATGCGAGCAGACCAACAGAATTATTCAGCTATTAAGAATACGGATTCCCCATTTATTCAGATGATTTTGGACTTGGCTGGAGATTTTAAATCATCCCTTACAAAAGTTTTCAAATGGGTTCTTTATAGGAATATACAGGCAGGGGTACTTCCTAAAGAAATGACTATAAAAAGAGTTGCAAGAGAAAAAATGGATTCTTGGTTTGCTACTCAAATGAAGATAGTTAATGTTATCCAAGAAGCTGTAGAACAGAAACGTAAGATAGAAGATGCAGTAGTCCAACAGATTGATACAGCATTAGATGATGCTATGGAAGAAGTTACGATTTCAACTTTAGATATGCCCATTGATATTATTATAGCCGATGCAGTTAAACCTAATCCACTAGAATTGGCTAAAGTAGCATTTATTGAAAGGCGTTTAGGGATTGTATCGAGCCAAACTTTAAGTGAAAAGAGAGGTTATAATTGGCCTGTAGAATTAAGAAGAATGCTTGAAGAAGCTCGTTATGGTGTTTTTTCTAATAAGAGTGCAAGTGGACAGCAAGATAGCTCGCAAGCTTTGACAGGTGTGGGTGACGGAGGTAGTGTAGATGGTGGAGATGGTGCAAGTGCTCAAAATACAAAATAAAGAAGTTGACAAGCAAGATATTAATTATTACATTTTAGATTATAAGAGGGATGAATATGGCGACTGCTAAGAAAATATATGAACGAGAGGGGAAAAAAGTTGAGAATGCTAAAGGTCAATTCGCTTACGAATTAAAAGAAGCTGTAGGGGCAATTTCTGAATTAATAATTCTTAAAGAATCAGAAATTAAAGAATTGGTTGAGCGTTCGCAATTACAGCATCCAGCTCGTGTTTTGGAATTTTTAAAACAACCGAATGTCGCTCTTATTAGATTGATACGAGCTGGCTGGTCAATTAACGAAAATTATTACGATTCCAAAGTTCTTAAAGAGTTAGTTTCGTTTGTTACTGAACAGGGTAGGATTCAATTTTCTAATCATGTTGAAGGTACAAAACTTGATAGAAAATGGGAAGAATTTGTTTCCTATTCTAAGTTTGTCTGGTTTGATGATAAAACAGACGCAGTTTACGCCGCAGTAAAATTTCCTCGAGAAAAACAAGACACAGGTTGGATTCTCAATCTTATTCAAGAAGACCCAGAAATTGTTGGAGTGTCTATAGCCGCTGCTGTTTATATCACTGAAGACTATAAAGATGGTGGTAAAACTGGAGACAAAGTAGATGGATGGGCATATTTCGATTCAGCAGATTATGTCTTATGGCCGAGCGCGGGCGGGCAAGCTATTGAAGCTTCTGATGTCCAAGAAAAGATTAAGGAAGCGAAAGAGTCAATGGCTGGTAATAAAAAGAAATATTGGAAAGTTGGAAAAGAGAGTAAAGAGATTAAAGAGAAAATTGAGCAATTAGAAAGAATTGTTGAGCAAAATAATAGTTTCTTATCGAAATTTTATTCAACAGAAGCTTATCATATAATTCAAGCTGTTACAGATGCTCTTTACGGATTTTTGATTGATACTTTATATGCTACCTATGATGAAGATTATTCTTATGAAGAAAAAATGGGATTAGTCGAAAAAGCTATGGGTCAAGCATTAGAAGTTATATCTAATTTAGAATTCTTTAAAAATCCAGGAGCGCAGTATGATGAAAATGGAAATGTGATAAAGAAAGAGAGTGAAAAACCTTTAAATAATCTAAAATTAAAAAATAAGGAGCACGTAATGAAGCTTGCTGAGTTAAAAGAAAAACAGCCAGAGGTATATGCAGAGCTTATGACAGAAGCAACTGCATCAGCAAAGGCTGAGCTCGAACAACAGTACGCCCCTAAACTTCAAGCTGAATCAGCAAAAGTTATTGATTTAACTGGAAAATTAGAGACTGCTAATCGAGACCTCGATGTTTTTAAAACTGCCGAAGCTATTATGGCGAAAAAAGTGAAGGTTTCTACTTTATTGACTGAAGAGAAACTTGATGATAAGCATGTGACAGCACAATTTCGGAAGACGCTTGAATCTATTGAAGATGAAGGTGAAATTCGAGCAGAGATTAAAGATAGAAAGCAATTAGTAGATAGTCTTAGTAGCACGACTGTTATTAAGCAAGAGGGTGAAGATTTAAAGCTGGCCGCTGATAAATTACAAGTTGAAATTAGCCCTGAGTTATTGAAGAGTGCGGCTTTTTCGATTTTACGGTAATTTGTAATTTTAAGATTTCATTAATTAATTCAATCTAAGGAGATTTTACAATGCAACTAACAAATGGCGTAGAGGTTCTACAGTTTTCTCAAGATGCCAATGACTATGTAGAATTCAACGCTGTTACCACAGACACATGGGCTGGTGGCGCATTTTTGTATCACGATGGTACAAATTTGAAGAAATATGCTCCAGCAGATACAACTGCGCATTTCACTCTTCAGCCTAAGCTTATTGGTATTGCTTCAGCTGGTAAGAAAACAGGAGAGAATAAAGCAATTGTGTGTCTTAAGGCAACAGTGTTGATGGATTCAACGGCGTTGGGTGTGGGTGTGGATATGGTTATTAAATATACGGTAGCTACAGATAAGTACACTGCGTATCAGGGTGCTTTATACAATACTGATTTTAACCCAGATATCACGCTTGCTGGTGCTTTCTGCGTCGGGTTAGCAGCTGCAGAAGAATCAGATTATCGTGGCAAATTTGCAATTTCGGGTTCAGCTCACTTAGCAGCTCTATAGTAATTTACAATTAACTAACACCTAATCTTAGGAGATTAAAAAGATGCGAACAGGAGCCTTGAAGCAATTGCGAGAGGCATGCTTGCAGCAAACTGGTGGCGATGTTCAGAAAGGCAATAAGTTGCTAGTGACGAAGTTTCAGGAGATGGTTGACCAGAAACTTGTTGACCCCAAGAAAGTTAGCTATCGTGCGCTGTTTGAAGGATTAGTAAATCTGGATGGTGTTGAGCTTAACGACCCTAAACAAGTCGTTGAAGCAGTATCATCTTCAGCATTTACAAATATTACCACTCTAATTACGCATGCTATTGTAATTGAACCATACGAAGTTCGTATGGCAGATATAGGCCAGCTTGTTACCGAAGGTGAAGCAGCCATGACGGATGAGGAAAATGTCCGTGGAATGACGGCTATCGGCGGTGTCAGGCGGCGTTTAGAAACACAAGCTTATGAAGAGACAGACTTCGAAGAAAAGAGAGTGTCCGTTAGAAAGAGTGACTTTGGTCGGATTATCTCTCTTACTTTTGAAGACATTTTCAATGACCGGACTGGCGATATTCAAGACCGCGCCAATACGATTGGAGAAGATGGCAGTCAACATCGTGAGCAAATGGTAATTGAGACTTTGGAATGCTTACCTCGAACATCGTTTGGAGAAGCAGCTTCTTCAGCGTTTGTTTATAAAGGAACAGCATATACCTCAGCTCAATTTTATGCGGCAACTCATGCAACATTGCCGATTGATGGTCAGGTAAATAACAATGTCGTTACGAGTGGTGGAATTGACGAAACTTCGTTTAGTACCGCATATTTGCGCTTTTCAAGCATGAGAGATGAGAAAGGCAAGATTATTCGAGTTCGTCCAGAAGTTGTTGTTGTTCACGACCAGCAAGAATTGAAGTTAGCCACTTTATTGGCAACGGATAAGGCAGTTGGTGGAAATAACAACGATGTCAATCAATTTGGACCTCGTGGAAAAGTCAAATTGGCAACAATTACCACACCATTTTTATCTTCGAGTGGACAGTTAGCTTATATGGGAACCCCTCGTAGGTCATTACTTTGGTTGTGGGTTGAAAAGCCACAGACCGTTACTATGGGTGCAACGACAGATGCGGCTTTCCGGCGTAGGATTGTATGGGAAGCACGATTTAATTATTATGGCGGTATCGCACCTCGCGATTATCGTTATATTGTTAAAATCAGTACTTAAGTATATGTCGTTCTTGAGAGATATAGTGGCTGCTAGCGAACTGTTGGCAGCCATTTTTTTATTTTAGGAGGTAATGTGCCGAGGTTCTCAGTATTTTTAGTTGCTCAAGATATATATGGCAAACTGGGGTCTCGAACTGGACTTACTAATGTATTTTTACAACCTCAACCTAACCAGACTTCTGTAAATCCTAGCAGTAAAAGTCCTGATGCAGACTCTATCACATTAACAGAAGCTTTACCAGATTCTCCAGGTGTATATTACGCAGAAATTACCAATCCAGCACCTCGGTATGATTTATACGTAGAAAGTAATAAAGAAACTAATCTTAGTGGTTCTGCAGGTTTTAATATAGGAGCTAGTAAGAGTATTTTCTTTAAGAAAAATCTAACTATAAGTTCTGGTGCATATGTTACGCCTGATACGTTTACTACAGGTAGCGGGCAATTGACAATACCCGATGGTGGACAAACGTGGCCAAAGTTTAGTTCTAGCAATCCACCAATTGTGATAGTACTACCACCATCTGAGGTGTCAGGTGGGCAATACATACATCGAATAGTAAAATTAGTTAGAAATTCAATAGCTGTAGATGGGAGTGGGAATTTAAGTTTTGATTTATCTTTGGACCCGAATGGGCCAGTATTAGCGACTTATTACTGCGATGTAATGATATTAATGCCATAAAATTATGTCTGACCCTTATATATTTAGAACTGCTATAGAAGCTAGTGCAGCACAGAACTTAGGTGCATTAGCAGCTCCTTGGGGGAATCTGTATGTAAATGCGGGTAAGATAGGAACTCTTAGTGGAGCTGTTATAGCAACTGCTGGAGTTATATCAGCAGAAAGTGCATTATCTCCACTAAGAGGTGGTACAGGTATAAGCTCTTATATCGTTGGTGACCTTTTGTATGCGAATACTGCTGCATCGCTCGCAAAACTTGCAGATGTTGCCACTGGCAATGTTCTCATTTCTGGTGGTGTAGGTGTTGCACCTTCATGGGATAAGGTAGGCTTGACAACTCATGTTTCTGGGACATTAGCGGCAGGTAATGGTGGAACAGAAAATGCTTTTTTCCAAGTCAGCGGTCCAGCTACTTCTATAAAGACTTTTACATTCCCCAACAGCAGCGCAACAGTATTGACTACTGCTAATGTAGTAACAGAAGGGCAAGGTGGAACGGGACAAACAACTTATGCCACTGGTGATATCCTTTATGCTTCCACTACAAATACTCTTAGCAAGCTTGCTGGCAATCCTTTAACTACTAGAAAGTATCTTTATTCCTCTGGGAATGGTTCAGTCAACAATACAACATTATGGGATACAATTAGCAAGACAGAAGTAGGATTAGGCAATGTAGAAAATACTGCTCTTTCCACATGGACAGGCTCAACAAGCATTACAACACTTGGTACAATCGCTACAGGGACGTGGAATGCCACAACAATAGGGGTAGGTAAAGGCGGAACAGGGTTGACGAGTATTGCTGCGTTCGCAGTTTATTTTGCAAGCGCAACAGACACTCTGACGACACTTGCTCCAAACATCACGACTACGAAGAAATTTCTCAGAATGACTGGCACAGGGGCAGCGGGTCAAGCCCCTGCGTGGGACACTGTTGACGCTGGAGATATTACATCTGGAGTTTTGGGAGTGCCAAGAGGTGGAATAGGGACAAGCAGCTTCATAGACGCTGGAAGATTGCTTTACTCCATAGATGCTACCACATTGGCCGTTCTCGCCATAGGTGACTCAGGAGACGTCTTAAAAGTATCTGGCGGATTCCCTGTTTGGTCGGCAAACTCAATTACAGCGGCAGACGTTGGTGCAGGAACATTTACGGGCGCATTTACTTTTGGCAGTACTATTACAGGCAGTATCACGGGCAATGCTGGTTCCGTGACGAATGGTATTTATACAACGAATATTTCTACTTATGCTGTTTCATTGAGTGCCAGTACAGCACGAAATCCTGGCTACACAAGTGATTTTTGGAATACAGGGGGAGAGGTATTCACATCTCTTTCGGGTAATCGGAATCTTACTGTTTACAATTCCTTTACTGGGAGCGTTGGTGACGCTTTTATGACATTTCATAATAGCGGAGATTTTGCTCTTTACTTTGGTCTGGGTGGAGTGGAAAATGATTTGATGGTTGGCGGCTGGTCTATGGGGGCGGTTCGTTATCGCATTTGGCATTCTGGTAATGATGGTTCAACAAGCGGGCTCGATGCAGATTTACTGGATGGCTACCATGTTTCTGCTACCTATGCCGTTAGTACTGTCATGGTGCGCGACGCAAACGGATATTCTTACGCCAATTATTATAACATGGCGGCAGGAGATGAGGCAGGTGCGGCTTCTCATTATATCTATATGAGTACCAGCGATGGGTGGATGCGAAGAAAAACCCTCGCCAATGTCAAAACAGAAATCGTTACCACCACCGCCGTGAACTCCGCCGCCGCTACAACAGTTGGTACGGTGACAAGCGGAACATGGAGCGCCACCGCAATTCAAGGTGACAAGGGTGGAACAGGGCTTACTTCTTTTACACAGTTCTCGATATTATACGCCAATACGACAACGACTTGGAGTACAGTAGTTCCGTCAGTATCAAATACGTTTCTTAAGTGGGATGGCGCAGAACTTTTATTTGCCGCGGTTGCCGTAGCTGCAGCTAATGTAACTTCTGGAACATTTCCTTCTGGAGCATTTGCGTTTACGACATCTGTAAATTCTCCAATTTACTATGTGTCCAGCTATCTTGTCTGGTCTTCAGGTAATCCGTCGGGTAACGGAATGATTCGGATGGTGAATAACCAATATATTGGTTGGCGGGATGCGGCGAACAGCGCTAATTATTCTTTGGGTGTCAATGCTTCCAATCGACTTGCTATTGAATGTGGAATCGATTTTGGAACATCGTTGGGACAAATCTACGGCTTCTATGACACGGCAATGACTGCACCAGCAACGACGTACTCTCACCTCCGTTTCGGGGATGGCGGGTTCATGTGGAGAGATTCCGCAAGTAACCTCTTTTTAATGAACACCTTGTTCTACAATTCGTCTGGATTGTGGAAGTATCTCAGGACTTCAGAGGCGGCGTCAGTCCTCTCAATGCCATCATCTGGAGACTTTGACTTCTACACAGCACCGTCAGGAACAGCAGGTAATACGGCCACTATTACGATGAGAATGCAATTGACCAACTCGGCAGGTGACCTTATTGTTACGGGCGACGTTACTTCTTACGGTACGCCTTCCGACAGAAGACTAAAGGACAATTTGAAGGTTATTGAGAAGCCGTTCGATATTCTCAATTCGATTCATGGTTATACATTCGACTGGAATGAAAAGAGCAGTCATTGGACACTACTCGGGAGCAATGCGGAGCGACACGACATGGGCGTGTTGGCGCAGGAAGTCGAGAATGTCTTGCCTTATCTTGTGAAGGTCAAAGAAAACGGCTACAAGAGTGTTCGTGGGGCAAGAGACCCTCTTGTGTCCGTTCTTATTGAAGCGGTGAAAGAACTGCGAAGGGATTTAGATGTCTTACAGTCTCGGTAAATTAGGATTCGCCACTGGCGTTCATGCTGTTTCAAGTGGAGCGTCTCAAACATCCCTGAAAGCATGCAACGGCGGTTCTGCGACGCTGACAAAAATGAGTGAATTCTACGGTGGTCATACGGGTGTTCTTACTCCAACGGATGTTGCTATTGGTGGGGACTCTGTGACGGCTGTTGTTTCTGGCGGAGTGGGTTCTCGTTTTGTTTCTCGTATAGCTGTAAGAGC